CAGGTGTCCTCAATCGGTGCCTTACCTTCAATCAATGCGTCATAAGCTGCGTCATCCCCTTGAATAAGCTTTAATTTTAATTTTTTTTCGTTGTCCGCATATTCATCGGTCAGATAGGCATTTTTGATTTTTTCGGTATTAATTGATTTCACATTCAAATCAGGATGTTCAAGAACATAATTACGTATTGCCAGGAGAAGGAGTGAAACAGTGGTTATCCTCTGTTGTCCATCAATGATAACGAATTCTTCACAACTGCCACTATTTTCAGATACATATACCAACGATCCAAAAAAATGAGATTTATGTTTGCGTTCATAGACATCCTTTAAATCTTTTAAAAGTTGTTCACAATTTTTCTTTTTCCAGCTGTAGGGTCTCTGATAGACGGGAATAATAAATTTTTTATCTGGACCACTTATTAATCTTAATATATTATTTTCGTTCGCTTTCATATTAGCTTCCTTCTTCCAAGATAATCGGCATTGATAGATTTATTTTATCACAGCATGTATATGTGGTAAACTTCCAGACATCTAAAAGGACGCTGTCCTGAATCAAACAGCGCCCTTCCTTTCTTTTATGTTTTTATGCCTTAATTTCCGTCCCATCCTTGAAGGTAACCCGGATATCGTCATTGCTGTATACCGTAATGAAGTCCACCAGGCTTCCCCAAAGCCTTTCATCGAATTCTTGAATTGATTCCTGCCCTCTGAGCTTCTTGATGAAACTGTCCATCTGGCGGCTCCGGGCCTTACGATACTGGATGGCTTCACAAGCTTTATCGTACTGCTTTTTCGCCGCTTCATACCGACTGACCAGCTCATTGTAGTTCCGGTCGTAATCATCCTGGTCCTGTGCAACCCGGGCATTTTCGGCGATGAGCTGCTGCACCTTATCAGCTAACAGATTCAAATCCGTGCTGATTCTGTCCCTTTCCATTTCCAAGGCTTCCGTATCGGTAAGCTTTTCTTTCAGCAATGTGATATTACTCAGGACTTCATCTTTATTGCTGATGAGCTGGTTGGCGGCTTTCACAAAGATTGCCTTGATTCCATCTTCCGTAAGATGCGGCGTTGTACAGTGATTCCTGAACTTGTCGTTGCATCGGTAGATGGTTCGACGGTACTTGTCGGTCGAGTGCCAAACCTTGGCGCCGTACCAGCCGCCGCACTGGCCGCACTTGATTTTGCTGGAGAAAATGGATACGCCGCTGTAACGTTTCCTGCCTTCACGCCGCCGTTTGATTTCTTCCTGCACCCAGTCAAATATCTTTGGGCTGATGATGGCCTCGTGGTTATTTTCTACATAGTACTGCGGCACTTCCCCTTCATTTTTCTTTGTTTCCTTGGTAAGGAAATTGACGGTAAACCTTTTCTGCAGCAAGGCGTCTCCTTTATATTTCTCATTGGTAAGGATGCTTTCCACTGATTTCGGATACCACCGTTTTTTCCCGGACGGAGTATCCAGCCCTCTGGCTGTCAGTTCTTTTGCAATGGAATGAAATGTGTAACCATCTAAGAACAATCGGTAAATCAGCTTCACTGTCTTGGCCTGTTCTTTGTTGACAACTAAATTGCCGTCCGGCCCCCGGTCATATCCGAGAAAATGTTCAAACGGCACACTCACCTTGCCGTCAGCGAATCGTTTCCGATGCCCCCAGGTAACATTTTCCGAGATACTCCGGCTTTCTTCCTGTGCCAGGGAACTCATAATGGTGATGAGCAGCTCGCCCTTGGCATCGAGTGTCCAGATGTTTTCCTTCTCGAAATAAATCTCGATGCCCTTGTCCTTGAGCTTTCGCACGGTAGTCAGGCTGTCAACGGTATTTCTGGCAAAGCGGCTGACCGACTTCGTGACGATGAGGTCGATTTTTCCATCCATGGCATCCTTGACCATCCTCTTGAAGCCATCACGGTGACGGGTGTTGGTGGCTGAGATGCCTTCATCAGTATAGATGCCAACGAATTCCCAGTCATCCCGCCCCTTGATGTAATTCGTGTAGTAGTCCACCTGCGCTTCATAGCTGGTAACCTGGTCATCATGATCCGTAGAAACCCGGGCATAGCCAGCTACTCTCCGCTTCTTCCGGCTGTTAATCGGGATCGCTGTATAACGGCTGATGGTAGCTGGAATGGCTCTTACTGTCTTTGCCAATTTTCACCACGCTCCTTTCGCAGGGCTTTCATCTGTTCACTCATCCTTTGCTTTCTCTCTGGAGTCCATCGTTTCTTCCCCAGCTGGCTCATGTATTCTTTATAAGTTTCCGTATGGCGGGTTCCTTGTTTCTTCGGTTTCGTCCATGGCACAGTCTGTATCCTGCCATCCTTGAAATGGATGGTGATCCGGTCTTCTGCCCCGACTTCCATAAAGTCGATTTCTTCCCGGAAACGGTCGCCATCAAAAGCTTCCAGCCCCATGACATCAGCAGCAATCTTCATCAGTTCTTCCTCGCGGACGCTGAGAGAGCTGCACTTGCCGCCCTGGCCGCAGCGCCAGTGAACAGAGATGCCCTGTTTCTTTTTTTGCTTGCATCGCCGGAAGGCGTGGCCGCATACAGCACAGCGTACCCGGGTCGTAAAGGCAGAGAACCGGGTTCCCTTACCATTGGCCATGTAGTTTTTCATCCATGCCCTCTGACGATTCTTATATTCCTCAGTCCAGCAATCCTTCTTCGCCGTCGATACCCAGTGCCTGATAAGTTTCTGTCCGTTTTTCATACAGAAAACCATCACGTGGTATTCTGGCACTACTATCTTTTCGACCTGGTCAAGGAACGCCTGCTCATCGAAAGCATCCAGGCCCAGGACTTCCGCACACTCCTTCACGAGGACTGCCTGCGGGATACTGCCTTTTGCGCCGCAGTTCCGGCCTTTCAGCTTGTGAGAGCCGCAATCCCAGAATTCTTCAAAGCCTCGGTCCGTGCGGAGATTGTGCATATAGCTCCGGCCGCAGATGCCGCATTTGATTTTTCCCGTGAAGCAGGTCGTGTTCAAGGACTTATTGGCAAGCGCCCCCAGTTCCTTCCGCCTAGCCATCTCCTGCTGCACGTAATCAAAGGTTTTCTTGTCGATGATTGGTTCATGTGTATTTTCAACGTAATATTTTGGAAGTTCGCCCCGGTTCTTCTTCCGCTTCTTGAGGATTGGATCTGTCACATATTCTTTCTGGAAAAGCATATTGCCAGTATAGGTAACATTGGTCAGGACAACCTTGATGTTGGAATCCATCCAGCGGCAGCCATTCCGGGTCGTGATGCCTTCGGCGGCAAATTCCCGTTCTGTTTCAAGCCGGGATTTTCCGTCAAGAAAATTCTGGAAGATGCGCCTGACAACAGCCGCTTCCTCGGGGACTACTACCAGGTCATCCCCTTCCCAGCGGTACCCGTAGACACGGAAACGGCCGTTTGGGTTCCCCTGCTCAAACTGTTTCTTGATGCGCCACCGGACATTTTCACTGATGGAGCGGCTTTCTTCTTGGGCAAAGGATGCCAGGATGGTCATCAGCAGCTCGCCGTCACCGCTCATGGTATGGATATTCTCTTTTTCAAACCAGACTTCGATGCCCAGCTCTTTCAAATGCCGGACGGTACGCAGAAGGTCTACGGTGTTACGGGCGAAACGCTGAATGGATTTGGTCAGGATGATATCTATCTTTCCGGCCTCGGCATCTTCCAGCATCCGCCGGAATTCCTGTCGCTTCTTCATCCCCGTCCCGGAGATGCCGTAGTCGGCATAGACCCCGGCATATTCCCAGTCCGGGTTCTTCTGGATGAGGCTGCTGTAATAGCTGACCTGCGCCGAAAGGGAATGGTGCATCCGCTCCGATTCCATGGAAACGCGGGCATAGGCTGCGACTTTCTTGCGTTGCTTTAAACTTGGTATGCTTCGTTCAATCTTACGGATAGTCCGCATAGAATCAGCTCCTTTCGACACTATATATCACTCTGTTTGATACAATTATCAAGTGTATAAGTCTCCGGAAAACGGCTGATATCGGCGGAGCATCTTCTGCTCGAAGTCCCGGTACTCCTTCCCGGTGATGAGTTTCCCGGCCAGCATCCGCCTTGCCAGATGCATCACCACCTGGAAGGCTGTTTCATTTTGAAATGACCTCTTATCCATGGCGGACACCTCCGAACCGATAAGCAATATAGCAGGCGTGGGAGCAGAACTTCCGATGGCTGTTGCCGTAGACGGTGAATTCTTTCCCGCAGGCCGGGCAGATAAAGGTGTAGACTGCCTTCCGCTTCACCAGCTCCAGATGTGCGTTCCACCACTTGTTCCGGCAGGCATCGCAGCAGAAGCGTTTCCACTTCCGCCCCGGATTCTGGGCAATGGGCTTTCCGCACTGCTCGCATACTGCCCCGTCTGTTCTGGCTGCCAGACTGTGCCGCCGGCAGAACGACTTCACCGTGTTGATGGAAATCTGGAGCTGCATCGCTATCCTGCCATACCCTGCCCCATCCCGGCGCAGGGCAATGATCTGTTGTTTCTGTTCGTCCGTCATGATGGATACCTCCTGAAAATTTGGTCTTCAGGAGTAACAGGACAGAACGGCTATCGTTAAGTACTATGGA